CGATGTTGTTGTTACTCAAGCTGGCGTCAGCGTCAGCGTTGGTGATCTGGTCAGCGTGCCCATCAGTTTCAACGTCAGCGGTAAGCCCAGCGGTGCGTTCTAATGGCAGTCCTTGGCGTTGGCGGTGTCCTTGACATAAGCCGAGCAATCCCGGAGCCTGTTGCGCTGTCGTCGGCTCGCATCAACACGGGCGGCGCCACGACAACGATTTCACTGACCAACCCTGGCTACTGGGCTGGTGACAGGATCATCATCGCGTCATCGCTTGGCGTGCCGTTTGACGTAAACGGCGATGGCTACGCTGATTGCCCGGATGGGCATGGCATTTATCGCGGCGGCACTTGGGACACCGGCATCAGCCGCGCCTTCTACGTTGGCGGCGACACGGACACCAGCCCCTTTTACCGCCAATACACAGAAACACTCAATCTGGTTACTCAGGCAGGTGATCAGCTCATCACTCAGGCAGGCGATTTGCTGATCGGCCTGTCTGGCGAGGAACGGCTTGAGGATTTCTATAACAATGCCGCCAACACCGGCCTTGCGACGCAGGCCGATGGTTACATGAGTCGCGATGAACTGGATCGCATTCGACTTTGGACTACAGAGGCAGCGGCTCACTCTGCTTCTGGCACAGAGAAAGCTATTGGCAAGGTTAAATGCGGCAACTTCATCGTCACCTACTACGACGATGCCGCTCAGTACACCACAGCGATCAATACTGCGGCGACATCACTCAATGCGCTCACGCTATTGCAATCTGAGCAGTTGCTGGCGAGCGTGATCACGCTGCCTGCTGGATTTGCGGCACTGTGCGATGACGCCAATCGCAACTGGAAGATGCAATGCGATCTTGAGGAATGGGTGATGTCGATCGACGCCACCAACCTCGACACCACTGCGATCGGCGAAACCTTTGGCGAGCACGTGAAGTCTTTGGTGCGTGGTGCTGGCACGCTTCAATTCCAAGCAGATCACCGCGTTCAGGCGGGCGAAGAGGATGGCTTAGCACTCCTGCGCCTTGTCTTGCTAACTCAAAACCAATGCAACACTAAAGCGCGCTTCCACCTTTACAAAAACCGCACTGCACCAAACCCGCAGATTGACGGTTCGGTCTACTACGAGTGCGATATCCTTCTCACGAATTCAAGGCTAAATACACGAGCGGGTGACATCATCGCCGGCACTGCTGACTTCGTAGCAACATCTGAAATCAAGATCAAGGTTGCCGCCGGCTAGACTCAGAGCACGTAGGACCAATGGAAGCCCGTGGCCAGCCTTGGATTTGCCGGTGACAGCGGCTCGCTGAGCGATATCAACGCAACCCAAGGCGAGTTTCGCGAGCAGATCGCGGCGTTGAATGACCTGATGCGTCAGGTGGCTGGTAACGCGGCGATTTCTGCAGGCGACTCTGCCCAAGCCGATCCGCTTAACGCTCCCTTCACTCTTTACGTCAACCCCTACACCGGCAGCGATGAGTTCGTCGGCGGCGCTTTCAACACGTTTGAAACGGGCGCCACGCAGCAAGAGATCATCGACTCCAAGCTGAAGCGCCTTGAAAAGCAGCGCCTCACCTGTGGTTTCACCCCGCAGCGCCCCTTCCGCACGATTAACCGCGCCGTCATCGAGGCGGCGATCATCACCAGTAAGGATTGGTACACGATTACCGACCCGGCTGCACACGTCGATTGCGTCAGCATCGTGTTGGCGCCTGGTGTTCACACGCTTTACAACGACCCTGGCAGTGCTAGCACCAGCCTCGCAAGCTGGGGTGCTTCCAAAACCCCAACTACTGCTGAGCTGATTCAGTTCAACCCGGCCACGGTCGGCGGTGTACTGCTGCCACGCGGTTGCTCCCTGTGTGGCGCTGATCTGCGGAAGGTCACCATCCGCCCCAACTGGGTGCCGGCTAATGCAGACGAAGCGGCTGATTACAGCAACCGCCGCGAGATGCTGAAGATTACCGGCACCGGCTACTTCTTCGGCTTCACCATCATGGACAAGGTGGGCTCAACGAGCAGCCACCACCTTCTGTCCGGCTTCGGCTTCGCTAGCAAGGCCGAGCTTGATGATTTCTACGCCAAAACCTTGAGCGCCGTTGGTGATGGTGCCGATCTGGCAGCCACACTGACCAAAACCCGCGCCACCGAATACCAGATCGTTGGTCCAATCGACCGCACCCAATCGCCTACTGAGGCATGGGACACCACCAGCAGCGCTTCGCCCTACATCTTCAACTGCTCGATCCGCTCTAACTACGGTCTTGGCGGCGCCTTCATGGATGGCGGCAAGGTCGAAGGTCTTAAGAGCATGGTCACCGCCAATTTCACTGGCGTGAGCCTGCAGAAGGACATGACCTGCTGGCAGCGTTACACCGGCAGTTCATGGACCACTACTACTTATGAGCAATACATCGCCACTGATCCTGACAACGTTCGGATGAAGCCCGAGCGCATTAGCCGTCACATTGCAGCAATCAATAACGCCTTTATTCAGGAAGTCAGCATCTTCGCTATCGGTCAAGGCATTCATCACTTCACGGATCTTGGCAGCGAAATCACGATCACCACGAGCAACAGCAGCTTCGGCGGTTGCGCCGCTATTAGCAAGGGCTACAAGACTTTCGCATTCCCGCTAGACCGCAACTGGACTGTTGACGCTGTTCGTGTACCGCTCAACTTAAGCGAAAAGACCGGCAACATTCGCCGCGTTTATCTCGGCACCATTGCCTCAATCACCAGCAGCAAGATCACGCTGGAGACCGCGCTTGCGGTTGATTCCACAAGCGACACCGTGCCAGCAGTTTTGCTGCGCGATGGCTACACACTGGCGGATGGCACACGCGTATGGGTTGAGAATCCACTTGGCGATGATTGGCGCACAAGTCTGACAGCATCGGCATGGAGCGCTACCAACGCTGATGAGATCAATGTTTCTGGCGCCCTAGAGCAAAGCGGCACTGATGACGCACCTGGCATCAATCCTGACACTGGCCTGAGCGTTGCTGTAGGCAAGCGTGTTTACATCCGCCGTTTGGTGGACACGCGCACGCCTGAAGAGCGGCGGTTGTCAATCAAGCTCAACAACACCGCAGTTGCACGCCTGCCGCAGCGTAATTTCATCGTTCAAACCGATCCCGGTCGCGCTGGTGGCGCCATCGCCGATCTGTTTGGCACAACTGGCGATGACGTAATTCTGGTTGGCGCCACTGGCATTGGCGATACTGCATCAACTGGTGTGGCCAAAACCTCTGAAATCACGCTGCGACGTGGTGCGCCAAATGTAAGTTACGCCTCCAGCACTTACTACCGCGCCGGCACAGTTGTCAAATATCAAGGCAAGCATTATCAAGCGCTGAAGGATCAAACTACTGCAAGCTCAGGCGGCCCTGATCCTGCGACCTGGGGCGAAACCTTCGTTCACATGCCCTCTGATTACAACGCAGAGGACAATACTGCCAACGATGCGCCGATCATTCTGCTCGACACTGACACCAGTGACGATGCCAATAGCGAAACGCTTGGCGTCAATTTCACCACTGGCTGGACATCTGCCGGCACGTTGCGCGATCAATACCGCACTGCGACGGATTATCTCGGTGTTTATGGCTTCCTCGTGGCGCTGGGCTTTAGCAGTGCTGCTGCACATTCTGCACTGGTGCCACAAGCTGACGCAGATCGAGATCGCGACCCCACTAGCTCTGCTGATTTCCCAACACCGCCATCCAGCGGAGCCGCAAGCGGACTTGGCAACTGGGCCATTGAATTCCGACGCCCGAGTGTGTTACGCCTTTATGGCCATGCTTGGGAATGGGCGGGCTTCCTGAACTATTCCAAAGCGCTACCTGCTGCACAGCAGGAGCTTGGCGCACAGAATAAGTTCACCTATTACTTCACCAGTGATAGCGGTGGCCGTGTGGTGCCGCAGGGCTCGAACGAAGATGGCTTCAACATTACCCCGCGAGGTCTGGAGGACATTGAAACTGGCGCCACGTTGACAGTCGATGCGATCGGCTCGGCAACGCTGGATGATTTTCAAGTCACAGATTTCCCCAATGGATTGACGGCTAGCACC